TTTCTCTCTCTAGTTCACCGAAGCGCGACTCTATTTTTTTATTGAAGTTAGACAGCGCTCTCGACAGGCCGGCAAATGCGCCTGCGCTACCAGATAAGACTGCCACAATCAATTCTGGCGTCACTGTAAAATTGTATTTTTCCTATTCTAAGGTATTCAACGACTTAGAATGAGCTCAAGGATAACAACAAGTTCGTGGCTTTAGCAATTGCAATTGCTTTAGGATAAGAACATGGCAACACAAGTACAATTTAGACGCGGGACGTCCGGTGAAACAGCAACTTTTACCGGAGTTAGTGCCGAAGTTACTGTCGACACTAGTAAAAACGTTTGTGTTGTACACGATGGTACAACTCCTGGCGGATTTCCGCTCTTACGCCAAGACGGCTCTAACATGGGCCTATCGCCAGGTAGCTTATCTAGCTGTGCTCTGAAGTTTGCTACGGATCCAAACACAGGACTAATCTCTACGGGCCCTGATCAGATCGCAATCGTGACTGGTGGCGTTGCCAGGGTTACGATAGACTCATCAGGTAACGCAACCTTTGCCAATAACATGGTTGTCACTGGCAGCCTAACAGTTAATGGTAACTTGGATTCTTCTGCCAACCTCTCCCTTATCGTTGCTCTAGGCTGATATGGCAAATACTTTTAAAAACGACACTAAGTCAAGCTTGGTGACGGCGGTCATTACTGATCCAACTGCGACAGTTGTAACGGCTGGCAGTACTGCAACGCTAATTGTGTTGAGTGTTATGGCTTCTAATAAAACATCAACAAGTGCCAACGTAGATGTTTATTTAGATCGTAGTACTGGAGATGATGTTTATCTAATTCGGAATGCTCCGGTGCCGGCAGGCTCCACCTTGGAATTGATTAGCGGTAATAAGATTATTTTGGCCCCTAGTGATAAACTACAAGCTCGATCAGACACTGCAACTGCATTAGATGTAACAGTCAGTTACCTTGAGCAGACACCTTGATTGTGGGCCTTACAAAAAATAACGATATTGTCACACTTCTGGAACAGATTTCTGTTTTAAAAGAGCAGGTAGAGGTTTTGCAGGCCGAGGTGTTTAAAAAAGAACCAGAAGAACCTGACCAACCAACTTGGGAAGATGTTCGGATTAAACGCAATAAGCTTCTAAAAGAAAGTGACTGGGCCATGATCCCAGGCGTCACGGTTGATCAACGAGCTTGGTCTGCTTATCGACAAATTCTTCGTGATTTACCCCAAACCTATGGCCCAAGCAATGTAAATAAAATTGTTGGGCCGCAACAACCACCAATTGCTGGACCTAATACAACTCCGGTAGAATAACCGGTAGTAGAAGTAAACCGCTGTGGCTTATTTAGGCAACGACCTTCAGGTTGCATTTCCAACTTATCGGAATATTGACGATATCTCCGGCAGCTTTAACGGGGTCACGACTAGTTTCCCGTTGACTGTAGATGGTGTAGCTCCTATTCCTGCGCCTGTAAATTCACAGCAGTGTTTAATTTCTGTTAACGGTGTTGTGCAACGTCCTGATGATTCAGGTACTGAAGGCTTCCGTTTGAGCGGCGGAAACATTATTTTTGCTGCTGCACCTGCTGGTGGTGTTGATTTCTTTGGCGTTATTCTTGCTGGAGCAGATTATATCAACGTCGGAGCTAACTTTCCAAGTGGAACCAATTTGGCTCCTAGTATTACATTTGACAGCGACTTAGATACAGGTATTTACAATCCTGCTGGAAATCATATTGGTTTTACTACTGCGGGTATTCAACGAGTCGTTATTAATTCTTCCGGTCAATTATCAAGTGGTTTGGGTTCGGCGGCAGCCCCAGCAGTTAGTTTTATTAGTGACCCCAACACTGGCATCTACTCTCCCGGCGCAGACCAAGTGGCCATCAGCACTGGTGGCACTGGTCGATTGTTTGTTGATGCGAGTGGAAATGTTGGAATTGGGACCAGCCCTTCTTATTCATTTCATTTAACTAGCACTGAAATCGCAACAAACTTTGTAATTGATAATCCTACAAGAGGCGGTTTTATTACTGCATTCAGGAATGGAGCTGCAATCGGCGGCATTGGAAATGTTGGAGCACTTTTAGGGGACACTACTGAAGACCTTGGTATATATGCAGCTACAAGCAAAAACATACGTTTTTACAGTGGGGGAGTAACCGAACGGATGCGCCTGGACTCCAGCGGCCGCTTAGGTCTGGGGACTAATAGTCCTGCAGTGAAACTGGACGTTGCGGGAGGAATTAATTCATCTAGTGATTTTTCGTTAAATTCTGACTCTTTTATCTACTCCTATAAAGCTGGCGCTTTAGGTGATGTGCGTTCCGCATTGCGCCTTGATGGTACCAATCGTGTTGTGCAATTTTACACGGATGCGTTAGAACGCGCCCGCATCGACAGCTCCGGCAGGTTGTTAATTGGCACGTCTTCTGCGCGTAGCCCGTTAACACATTCACCTTCACTTCAGGTCGAGGGTCTTGGATACGCAGCTTCAACTGCATCCGTCATCGGCAATAGCAACGACACGAACGGTGCCTATTTCTTTATCGGCAAAAGTCGTGGCACGTCACTGGGTGCAAATACAGTTGTTCAGAGTGGTGATGAACTAGGGGGGCTTGACTTTTTAGGAGCAGACGGCAGTGCACTGCTGCGGGCTGCACGCATTACAGCTCTTGTAGACGGTACCCCCGGCACTAACGACATGCCGGGCAGATTAGTGTTCTCCACTACTGCCGACGGAGCAAGTAGTCCGACGGAGCGGATGAGGATCGATTCCTCGGGTCGCGTAGGGATTGGCGTTACTGATCCTGGCTATCCACTTGATCTACTCAGCAATGCAAGTGCATGGAACTTAAATATTCGCGGGCGAGCCGCTGACAATGTTTCTTATATACGAATTGCATCAAACAACAATGCAACAACATATACAGCTTTAGGGGCGCCAGCACCAAATCAGTTTGCCATAGATGTAAACGGCTCAGAGCGCGTCCGCATCGACAGCTCCGGCAGGTTGTTAGTTGGCACGTCTACAAGCCCTAGCGCAGGATTAGGTCAATACGCCCGAATCTCAGCCGTTGGTTACACCGGCAGCGCTACTGGCGAAGGCATCATGACTATTGCACGTGGCAAAGCAGCTACGTCAATGGCTTCAGGGGATACTGTTGGTCAGCTTTCATTTACAGATATAAATGGAAATGACTTTGCCAAGATTGTTTGTTCAGCAGATGCAACCCCTGGTTCGGGTGACTACCCAGGCGTCTTAACGTTCTCCGTTACGCGCGATGCGGAGGCATCACCAACTGAAGCGCTACGCATTACGAATGGTGGTGAGACAAGGATGCGTTGCGTGACAGCCGCCAATGGTTTTATCGTCAACCACAGCGACACGGCTCGCAATGTTTACGCCTTCTTTGAAGGCCGCTATTCAACGACAGACAACACTGGCGGCACCGGAACGCGTTCCTATATTGTCTACACAAGCGGTGATGTCAGAAACGTCAACAACTCTTACGGCGCCATCTCTGACCTCAAGCTGAAAGAAAACATTGTTGACGCTAACTCCCAGTGGGACGATCTCAAGGCTCTCCAAGTCCGTAACTACAACTTCAAAGAAGGTCAGACCCACACGCAAATCGGCCTAATCGCCCAAGAGGTTGAGCTTGTCTCCCCTGGTCTTGTCACTGAATCCCCCGACCGCGACGAAGACGGCAACGACCTTGGCACCACGACTAAGAGCGTCAACTACTCGGTGCTCTACATGAAGGCAGTGAAGGCGTTGCAGGAAGCAATGGAGCGGATCGAGGTGTTGGAAGCCAAAGTCAACGCTCTCGAAGGCAACTAGACCTACTCTCTACTAAGGCTGGCAACTATCGTCCATTAACTAACTATGACAAATTGGCTGTGGCGATCTATTGTGGGTACTGCTGCGGCCATTTTATTGGTTTCGGCGGTACAATGGGGGGCTTGCCGTTTTTATGTATTACCAACTATATGGCCTTGGTATGCTAAATATGTCGGCACGCCAGAAGGAGAAAAAATCGATCCTGCTCCAATGGGGTGCGCGGATGTAGATGCGCGGACTATTACTGTGATGATGGGTGTATTAACAACGTTAATCAGTCTTTCTCGTAACGCGGAGTAGTTCTTTTATGTACAATACACAGAGTTTTAAACACAGACGTGAAAACAACTGATCCTGGTATAAACCTGATTAAAACATTTGAAGGTTTCAGTGCAAATAGCTATTTATGTCCAGCGAATGTTTGGACTATTGGTTATGGGCATACCGGACCTGAAGTAAAAAATGGAATGCGTATTACAGAAGCCGAAGCTCAGGCAATATTAAAAAAGGATCTAACACGTTTTGAAAAAATTGTAGAAGACAACGTTAAAGTTGAACTGAACCAGAATCAATTTGATGCTTTAGTTAGCTTTGTTTTTAACGTCGGTGGTGACGCTTTTAAAAAATCGACATTATTAAAGAGGCTTAATAGTAAAGAAAATCCAAATACTGTCGCGAAAGAAGAGCTACCGCGCTGGGATAAGGGAGATGGCCGTGTACTAGAAGGTTTAAAGCGTCGTCGCAACGCTGAAGTTGATCTATTTACAGCACCAGCACCTGAATTGAAAACGGGTGCTGTTGACCTTACCTCAAAACAATTGACTTTTGTCAAGAAGTTGATAAAACCTTCGGCTGAACTTTTGGCTGATGAAAAAGCTAAGATCAATGCTAATCGGCGTATCCCCCAATGCCGGATTTTAGAGCGTAAAGATAAACATACACTTGTAGAGCTTGGTTATGGAATGGGAACATGGTGGCTATTTGATGATCACTGGAGCGGCTTGAAAACAGACACAAGCGTAAAAGTATATGCTACTGACGGCGATTTACGGTATTTGAGGAACTTTCCTTATTTTTACCAGCGTGATAATGGTCCCGAAGGCTGGCGCCAGTGTCAAACCAGTGCCATCGCCATGTGTTTAAAATACATCGATGTGCCTGGAATCGAAGATGATCTGGATTACTTGAAGATTGTCAGCAAACACGGCGATACAATCTACCAGCAGACTCATATCGATTCTCTCGAAGAGCTAGGTGTTTACGCTAAATTTACAAAATCAGCAAATGCAGATGACATCAAACAGCAAATCGACAAAGGACTCCCTGTTGTTGCCGGCGTTCTTCATCATGGAGCTGTCTCTCGTCCTTCTGGTGGCGGCCACTACATTGTTATTACTGGATATAGCAAAGATTATTGGCTAGTTCAGGACCCATACGGAGAAATTGACCTTGTCAACGGCGGTTGGACACGTCAAGGACCGACCGCTGGTAAAAATCAAAAGTACAGTTTTAAGAACTTAAATCCGCGTCTTTTTGTCAGTGGTGGCGCAGATGGATGGTGTTGGCTGAACTTTAGGATCAAAGCGAATTGATGGCTTATAATTCGTGTAAAAAGTTTAACCATGACGCTAGAGTCTATCCTCGAACTCGAAACGGGCCTCAAAAAACAGCTTGAGGCCCTTGCCAAGGATATCCACTCCTCAGAGGCAGCTCTCATGTCTTTAAAAGAAGGTTATCTAAAAGTTCAAGGCGCCTTAGAGATAATTGCAATCATCAAGCAGAATTCCGCAACTGAGAATGAAGTAGATGCGGCAACTCTGGTTGCATTGGAGTGACGTGCTAAGCGAACTTACGCCTAAACGCTACCGAGCTCTTGAGTTGATTGCGGATTTTATTCGCGAACCTTCTCGAGAGCTCCGCTTAAATGCTATCGTCTGCGATGTGAGCGACGAGGATCTACGCTGGGTAACTGATCGTCTTCACCACTACATTCTGAAACTTCTTGAGGAAGTGGAATACGATCCAAGCGAGGACGATGCTCTCGGGTTGACCGATTAATCGGAGCGGAAGGTACTGCCCCTTCTCCTCTGCTTCCCAAAAGCAGTGTGATACTTTTCTACTACGCTCCGTTGCGCAGATCACGGTGCACTTTTCTGTGGCAGTTAGCGCACAGGCACTGACACTTGGCGATCTCGTTCAGTATAGCCTGTTTCCCGCAAGACTTGTACATATTAGAGACATTGTGTTTTTTCTCAGTAGGGTCTTTGTGATGCCAATCAAGAGTGATTGGATCGCTCTCACCACAGTTCTCACAGCTCCTGCCACTGAGTAAGTTGAGGTACCATTGGCGCCGAGACTCTCGTGCCTTTTTATTGGATTGTTTAGCAGCCTCGGAGTACACCCAACAAGAAAATAAGCTTGCGGGCAATGTACTGCAACTGAATTTATAAAGCGGATGATCGGGTTCGAACCGACGACAATCTGCTTGGAAGGCAGAAGCTCTACCACTGAGCTACATCCGCAATAGGGACGGTGGGACTTGAACCCACAAGGTCAAAGACCGACGGATTTTAAATCCGTTGCGCATGCCGATTCCGCCACGCCCCCATCCGTCCCACAGTAGCAGAAATACAGGTGTGTGCACCATACATTTTTGTCATGGGCACATGACAAACCATGTTCCACTGCGAAAACGACCTCCTTGTTAACCTTGTTGTACTCACCCCAAAACTTGCTCGACGTAAGTTTCGGGAGCACATTTTTGAAGCCTGGGATTGGAAATGTGCTTACTGTAATAAACAGTTAACAGCACACACAGCAACGATTGATCACATTGTGCCTAAACATAAAGGCGGTCAAAATGTAAGGTCAAATTTAGCGTGTGCGTGTGGTCCTTGTAATCGAAATAAAGCCAGTCAATCTTTAAGTGATTGGTTTGTCCCGCAGCAAACATTTTTCTGCGAGGAGAGGCTTGATAAACTAAGAAAGTGGTTAGAACAGAAACCACAATCAATAAAGTTACCATCTGCGGGCCACGCTGTACCGTATTTAGCAAATGATTTCTACATCGGATGGGTCGCAACCTAGTGCAGAAGAGTTTCTTCAAAGCAAACTAAGGCAGTATGACCTGACAGAGGACATGATTGCCCGTTTGCAGCGGAATAGAATGCCTACTCTTTATCAAGAGGTTGCTGCTGGTCAGGTGCCCCAGGATGTCCGTTCTCAGAATATTGTGATCTAATGGCTGACAGAGCAAAGGCCAAGCGATTAGCAAAAGAACACATGAAGTGTAATAAGCCTCAGAGGGCACCTGCTGGCGATACACATAAATTTGTTGTGAAATCTTGTCACGAAGGCGAAGAAAAAATTGTAAGATATGGTCATCGTGATTACCAAGACTACACGCAGCACAAAGATCCTGAGCGAAGAAAAAATTTCCGCTCACGAATGAGCTGTGACGAAGCCATGGATAAAAACACACCCCGTTATTGGGCGTGTAGCCGACTTTGGTGAAATTAAAAGTCGACTACATTAAGATAATAAGAGTACCAAAATAGTACCAATGGTGCTCCTGGTTTTAACATTTAGCACTGTATTTGGCTGCGTTTACGGACTGAGTACAGCCTTTTTAGGTTACAATTTAAGCCATGCATCCGCCGACAGCAAGCGAGTTCTTAAAAGATTTCCAAAAGGAACGCCCGTACCTCCTAGCACCTGGAAATTTTGAAGGTGTCCCAGATGAGCCGTCTTTCACCGTGGATCAGCGGGCCATCCCACTGGTGCAGCCTCCGTACACGAAAGCGTTGCCGAACAATTCAGCGCTGTTAGGATAGGTGTAAGGTTTGGATCAACCATGGATGCAGTAGATCTTCCAATGGACGTGGAGTTCTCCATTCACGCCGCCGCCTTTGCCATTCAAGGTTTTGACCGCGACGAACTGGAAGAAGCATTCATTGAGGTGCTTCACCAAAAAGCCCAGGATCGCCAAATGTTCCTGGGAATCCTAAAAGACCACGGTATCGACGCCGATATCAATTTCAACTATTCAACGCTCGGACAGATCTCGTAACCGCCATGGCAATCCGCACAATTAAGGGCACCCTTGACACCTTCCAGGTTGACGCCGGCTCTGAAATTACTTATCTTGGTAACACCACAGCCAGTAACACTGGTGGTACCAATATTCGTGGTTTCCGCGTCAATCCAGCCAGTACTGGCGACATTATTGTAAAAATTGCCAGTAGCAGCGGGATTAACACAGTCCAGATTTTTCAAGAAGACGACTATTCAGCCGGTTCAGCTCCTACCGGCTACAAAAAGTTCTCGAATATCGCTAAAGACGGCAAGAATAAAGGTGCTGTCGCCGTGACGGTAACCAATGCGGCTAAGAACTATGTTGTGCTTCTAGCCATTGACGGGTACTCTGAGGTTAGCTACACCGGTTCGGTTGACGTCCCGTAAAAAACAAGTTGATGACTGGAGTGAATACCCACTCCTCACTCAAAAGGGCATTGATCTCATCAAGTGGTATTTTCCGCCTAGGGTGTGTCTTACTCCTGGGCGGTACGGTTCGTATAAAGACTACGGGGAGAGCACTTGGCGCATCGGCTACGGAAGTAAAACGCTAGGTAAACACACCGTAAGCAGAACAGAAATTGCTACACAGGAGGAAATAGATCGACAGCTAATTGAAGATTTGAAAGTGTTTTCGAACGCATTACGTGATTATATTTACGTGCCGTTAAATGACAGCAAAAAAGCTGCTTTGCTTAGTTTTGCGCACGATCTAGGGTTAGCATCATTTAAAGAGTGCCGGCTATTAAAACTAATTAACCGGTTAGCTTCGAAGGCAGAAATTATTAGTGAATGGAGTCCTTATATCAACCGAATTTGGTTCTCAGGTGGAAACAGAACAGTCGATAGACGTAGAACTGAGCTAAATATGTTCTACGCAGCAGATAAAGAAATACCAACACAGTTGAACCATAACTGCAATGTTGAATTCTGTCTTCTTAACCTGGCGGAAACTTATAACGGCGCGTCAAATCAAGTTAAAGCCATTGAATATCTGGAAGCTAAGATTCTTGAGTGGGATCCAGATGGCCGGAGCCTGCGACATTTTTACCGTCTTTGGGGTCAGAAACCAGCCGGTCTAGGCTCGCCGCCGCGTCCTCTGAATATTGACTGAGCGAATCAAGAGCTTCTAATAATTGCAGCTCTGGTGAGTAATTTTTCAAAAAATCTTCGTATTTCATTTTTGTTGAACATTACGGGACAGTGAAATTTTCAGTAGTACCAGGTAGCCAATTAAATCATTGATGACATCTTCGTCATTAGCTAGTAAACCGGCTC